CTCTAATGTTTCCCGCAAATCAATTTCTTCTTTAATAGACACAACCATAGCATCTGCGCCTTGCCACTGCCTTTGCTCTCCGTTAAAGGTGTACCGGTAGTAAGCGCCAGCTCGCACAATTACCTTATTAATGATGCCCAAAGCCACGATTTCCTTAGCAAAATCATAACTTCCGGGAGCCACAGTCCCGCCTTCGGCAAAATAAAAGTCTAGGTAGGCTACCTGTGACGGTGGGGCTGACTTGTTTTTAATGGTTCTGGCTTTAATAGTTTGGCCAATGCGTTGTTTGTTATCACCGCTACCTACCTCAACCCACTCATCGCGCTTTACCTCAACTCGCGTGAAGTAACTGTAGTTCTTTCCTTTACCGCCCGGTGTGGTTCTTGGATCTCCGTACATAACTCCAACTTTGTCGCGCCATTGGTTAATCATAATTCCAATAAATGGGCGCTCTACTTCAATGAGGCTACGCTTTGAGGCAATACCAACTTTGCGAAAAAACTTATTGGTTAAGAGCGCTCCTCGTCCAACGGTGTACTCATCCATTTCTTTCTCGTCTTCCGCTCCTGGAACAAGAGCAGGGAGTGAGTCAATAACAATGCAATCAGCACCCTTGCTTTCCACGACTTGAATAACCGCTTCATAGGCTTCCTCCATAATATTTGTTGAAATAACTAAAACTCTTGCTAGGTCAACTCCGCACAACGCTGCATAAGATGGAACCCATTGTTCGGCTGCAACCCATACGGTTGTAAAGTTTGGGTCTTTTGCTTGGTTTGCTGCAATAGTTTTAAGTGCAATTGCTGTTTTTCCGTTGGACTCTTCTCCAACAATTTCATGCCACTGGTTGGTTGGCCAACCTCCACCTAAAGCAACGTCTAAAGCAAGTGACCCTGTTGTAATTCTTCCAATTAAATCATCTCTAATATCTGTTCCAAGAACAATTGTTTCTGCGCCAAACTTTTTATTTAATTTTGCTACAACTTTTAACAGTTCCGAATTAAGCGCCACTTTAGACATTAACCTAACTTTCCAATAATAGTTGTTGGATTCCATCCGCCTGTTGCTACTTGTACCGCTGGTACAGCAGGCCCTGAAGCTTGTGGACCACCAGTAATTCCTTTACCTAACCCACTACCGCTTTGAACAATTGGGTAACCGCAATCATAACAACGCGCTTTAGTTCCTTCAACTGATCCATAATTTCCACTACCGCAACCTGGACATCTTGATGCATTAGCTGATGCTGTTGGTCGAGCGCTCTGGTTTGGTTGAGCCGGTGGTGCATAAGTCATCGGCTGTTGTGACGGAGGCATTGGCGGCATGTTAGATGGACGCGTTTGCTGTTGAGGTTGACCTAGTTTATCTGCCCACCAACTCATATTTGGATATCTCCTTTAACTGTGTTGGTGCTGATAATACCCAATTCTAAACCAGATGCAAAAGCGGATAAAAGAGCCGAGTAGCCCACTTGAACATACATATCTTCTATATGTTCTTTTTCGTGGTTTAACTGAGATTCGTCCATACCTTGATCTTTTACGTAATGGTCAAATTGAAGGGCGGTTATAGCCCTAGCATTTATGTCTGCAATGGTTTCCAAAAAAGGAACTAGCGGCATAACATTAACTAAACGAGCATCGCTTTCAGACTCTTCTTGTTCCTCACCCTCATCGCTTACGGGCATCATTCCAACAAGACTAGCAATTTTATTTGGCTCTTCTAGACCAGCATCATAAAAGTACCAACGAGCCAGAACTGGCAATGGAACTTCAGTTATGGTGTTTTCTATAACATACTCTGGGGATTTTTTCCAAAACTTCCAACGCATTATTTAGCCTCTCCCCATCGATCAACAATTGTAATATCGGCTACAAGTGGGACATCTAAAAGCTTTATGCCTTCCATAGCTTCTTTAATTGCTGCTTCTGTTTCTTTTACCAGACTGTCTGGTGTTAAAGTTACCAATTCATCATGAACGGTAAGTATAAGTTTAGCCTCTTGGGGTATAAGACTGTGTGCCCGAACCATAGCCAGTTTAATTATGTCTGCCGCTGAGCCTTGAATCTTTGTATTAAAAGCCTGACGCTCGGCTCCAGACCTGTCCATTTTGTCCCCTGAGTTAATCTCAGGTAAATACCGGCGCCTACCAAGAATGGTTGTTACATAAGGAACAGGCTTTTCTTTGTTTCCAAGTTTTCTGGTTGAAACAAGGACCTTAAACCTGTAGGAGTTAATAGAAGGAAAACGAGCGGAAAAGCGCTCTAACAAGTCCCTAGCCTCTTGTTTTGTGCACCCAATTGAACGAGCAATTTTATCTGGGCCCACTCCGTAAGACATAGCAAGAACAAGAACCTTTCCAGCTTTGCGGTCAACCCCCATCTCATTACCAACGGTTGTATAAATATCACCCCCGTTTAAATAATTTTCAAGCATGATGGGGTCTTTTGAAAAAGAAGCAATAACTCTAGGCTCAATTTGTGAGTAGTCAGCTACAATAAATTTATATCCGTCTGGGGCTTTAAAGAGGTTGCGAATTGCTTTACCGTGCGCCGTGTGTGGTGCTGGTACGTTTTGTAAGTTTGGGTTACGACTTGAGAACCGCCCTGTTTCTGCACCATGTTGTATAAAATCACAATGGATTCGGTTGTTAATGAGTAAACTGTCTTTTGTTTCAACTCTAACCTTTCCGGCTGTAGTCCTGGTGACTTCTCCGCCTAAATATGGAACAACGTAAGTGGTGTGTAATTTATTTAAATCGGCATACGTAAGCAAGGCATCTACTAATGGGTCTTGGCCTCTATAAGCCTCAAGCGCTTCTGCGGAAACTGAGTCCCCACCCTTTGCTGTAATAATCTTAGGTTTTAAACCGCGCCCACCTTCGGACTTGGGTCCATACAAAATTACCTGTTTATCAACATTGGAGTTAATATTAAATTGTTGACCAGCAACTTTAAAGATCTCCGCCTTGGCGGTTTCAATATCTACTTTTAATTGAGCATCTAAAACCGTAAGTGCGTCCATGTCTATAGGAGCGCCGGTCAGCTTCATATCACAAAGAACCTTAAGAACATCCATCTCAAGTTTCATTACGCCAGTTACTTGATTTTCTTCAAGTTTTTTTACAAGAATCTTCCATAACAAAAATGTGTATTTAGCGTCTAAGTACGCGTATTTAGAAACTTGATCAAATGAGTAAACCTCTACTTGGGCCCCAACCCCTTTTTCCATTTGAAAACCAATTTCACGTTTTAAACAATCAGCAAGACCACAACGATTTTTATTGCGGTTGTCGTACAAAAACGAAGCAATCATTGTGTCAAAATAAGGACCTACGGGAAATTTACCTCCGTAGTATTTTGCTACGGAAGTAAGATCAAAAACTAAATTGTGACCAATCTTTAAAATACTGTCATTAAACATAAGAGGTTTAAGGGAAGAAAAAACCTCTGCTGGAAATAACTGTGTTGGTGGATCAGTAAAGACTTTTGTTGCTTTTCTTGCATCTCTTGAATAGTCGCTTGGTCTTGCTGGTAAACCTTGCTCTACTCGTTTTTCACCTTGGCCAGTTAAAGGGTAAACAACCTCTACTAGATCACCATTAGGGTGACCCATAGGAATGACATCACAACGACCGTGAGTAGCAAAAGTAATCCAAAGAACTTCATTAACAGGAGTGTCGCCTCTGCGGTCTCCGACCGTTTCAACGTCAAAAGCAAACGCATCTTGTCCAAGGTAGTACTTAACCATTTCATCGAGTTGATCATTATTAGTAATTATGTTCATAAGTATCCCCAAAGCCTAGAGGCGCTAGGGGGATATATCTAGCGCCTCCAGACATCTATTGGCTAGAGCAGACTGTCTGCAATTTCAACCAGAGCCGCGTAACTATCCTCACGAATAGCTGAACGCTCAAATGGTGTGAAACTAGCAAGTGCTGCTTCTGCTTCTGCTTCGACAATACCCCAATCTTCTTGGAGATCTCGAGCTTTTACTGACATCAAGTTGTAAACAGTTTGTTGCTTGACTCCCGTGCGACTAATTGCCCAATAGTTCTTTGTTAAAGGACCTTGTGGCGAAAACTCTCCCGCATGCAACGTTTTGTACAAACGTGGTGTAGCAATCAGCATCTGACGTTGGTAAGGCTTGGTTGTCAGATTAATAATAGAAAAGGCACGCTTAATCTCTGGCTTATCGTTTAACTTTAAGCAGAGGGGGCAGGTGTCTCCTAAGCACACATAAGAACGTCGACCTTCGGTCTTTTCCTTAAGAAAGTGCTGACGGTAATTTGCAAATGGTCCAGCAGTATCGATAAAACGAACTAACTGGAATGATTCAGAATGCTTGAACTCGGTTGGAAATTCTGTTAATGCCGGTACAAGTTTTTCTGCTGCGTCCCAACCCGATTGGATTGAGGTTGTTGTTGTTTGACTTGGACGGTCTTCTACTGAAAAAGACTCGTCTTCTACTTGCCCGTATGTCGATGCATCCGGTGTTTCTGTTTGATTTACGCCCATGGGCGATTTTCTCCTTTTCGCAGTTGTTGTGCAGTTGTTTAAGCAGTTTCCTCGGCTAAGGATTGTTCCCAAGCTTTGGCTATTTCTTCAGTGACCTCTCGGTACTTAGACCAGTCTATACGCTTCACGTGTAAAACGCCAAACTTAGTAAAAGTATTGATTGCGGATTCAATCATTGAGCGGCTGTATAAGCGTCTACCTTGTCGTTCTTTTCCTAACTTATCCGTTTTGGTCGGTAAGCGGTAAGGCGATGTTGGTAAATGCCCTTCGTTCATCCATAGCTTTAGTGTTACCACTGGGCGGTCTAGCGCTTTTGCTAGTGCCCCTATAGTGAACAAATCTATTTCTATTCCATTTGGAAGAGTGGTTGGCCTTGGGTGTGAATCCCAAAGCACTTCTTTAATTTCTTTGATAACTGGTTCACGACGTTTGCGTTTACTGTTTGGATAATATAAATCACCAAACGTCTGATCAATAAAGTCTTCTGTCATAGTACGAAGGCGTATGAAACCTTTGCTGGGAACATCGAGTCAATGTCCTCTTCTGAAAGTTGTCCTTTATAAAAGGCAGCCATAATTGCATCTTCGCTAACTGTTGGAATCATGATGATGCAATCGTCTTTAATTCCACGTTCTAAAAGCAACGTGTCAGCGACATCCATGTTAAGTGTTTTTGAAACGCGACGTTGGTTTGTAACCTTTATGTCTTCGTCGAGTTCTAGTGTGATATGGCCGCGGCCATCGGTTTCGCCAAGTTCTTGAACGGCTTGATTTAAACGATCTTTAATTTCTTTTTGGCGTTCTTCTAAAAATTTAATTTGCTTCTTAAGCTCTAAGTACTGCTTAGCCTCATTTGTGAGCTGTTTAATGTCTGACATTTGTATCCCCTTTGTTTGGTAGGAATCTATACCTTACCTTGGGGGACTGACAAATTGAGGGGCCTTATTCGGAGGCTTTGTACTCCTCAAGAGCCTTAATTATGACCGAAGTCACGGTTACGCCCTCTTTGGCAGCCTTGCGCTGAACGGCAAGCCATAGGTCGTCTGCCACTCGAATTGTCCGAGTTGGGGTCTTTGGTGCATTAGGCATCCGTCTAGTTTACACGGAGCGGTTAAGCAAAAACTGGTTCAAACTAGACAAACTGAAGTCAATACCACCCTCAGTATTGATGCCTTCACCGTCAATTACGGCGCTTGCTACGGCGTTTTTATGCTGAAGCATCTCGTGCTGTCTTACCTCTATTGACCCATCCATCAAAAAGTCTTGAATAACAATACTGGGCCATTTGGAAGAAGCACGCATTATTCGTCCGTTGCGTTGGGTTGCCCCTCCTGATGACCATGGAAGGTCGTAGTTGACAAGGAGGTTAGCCGCCGGAAGATCGACACCATACCCGCCAGCATCGGAAGAAACAAGAACACGAACATTAGGATCAGTGTTAAGCGCAATTTTATTCTCCTCTTTAGTTTTAGCGTCTAGCCTTCCTGTGTAAGTTTTTGTTCCATACAAGGTAAGGGCTTCTGCAATCTTGTCTGTCATATCAACATAGGTTGCAAAAATAACTACTTTATTTTCTTCTGATTGATCTAAAAAATCTTTAACATATTGAACTAAAGCATTTAATTTTGCCGATTGATCTACGCCTTCAAGGTATCCAGCTTCTACTAACTCATTAGCGTAAGAAGACCCTTCTCCGCTAGAAGTTAAATACTTTTTAGCGCTTGTTCGTAGTAAGTCTGGGTGGGAGCAAAGCATTTTTAATGCCCCTACTTTAGACATAATCTTTCCGCGCCATTCGTTTTCTTCAAAATTTCCAGTGCCGTTTTGTACTCCATAGTGTGAAAAAATATTAAAGTTACTACCAAACAACGCGGTTGCTTCTGCTAAATCGGCTAAAAGGTCTTTTCTAATTCTGTCGTATAGTTTGGCGCTTCGTCTATCGAACGAGATGAAAAGCGGTTCACTATGGATGGAATCTGGTAAGTGAGGCGCAACATCTGGATCTTTTTGTGATTTTCTAACGCTTGCTTCTTTAAGGCGCTCATGAAGAACAGGCAAATTACGATAACGCTGGACTCCACCCCAATTATTACGAACAATAAAAGCTTTATCAAATATATCAAACCTCCCAAGGACTGAATCATCTACAAATTGCATAATGCTAAAAACTTCTTCTGGTTTCCCATTCTCTATGGGAGTGCCAGTTAATGCAAATTTGAAAGGGGCGTTGGCCATTCTTTTAACAGCTTTTGATCTTTTTGACTTAAACGACTTAATAGCAGTCGCTTCGTCAATAACTATAAATCCTCGTGGTAATTTCTTGACGGCATCCCAGTCGTTAACAACTTGCTCGTAGTTAAGCACAATGTAATCAACTTTTGTTTCACGCCAATTGTAGGCCTGAGCGTACTGGTCTGTTCTCTGAGTCTTGGTTCCATCAATAACCAAAGCCTGTGAAGTTCCATTTGTAAATTTCTCAATCTGATTAGCCCACTGGTATTTAAGTGAAGACAGACAGATTACCAAACCAGGTTCTTTTATATCACCTGTATCCATAAGGTCTTCAACCGCTGCAATAGTCAAAACAGTTTTACCTAGCCCTAAATCATAGGCTACAAGCACCTTATGGCGCTCGACCATTTTTTTTACAGCCTCTGGTTGGTAAGGAAGAAGCGTTCCCGTAAAGGTCATTGGTAAGACTGCATCCTAGTTTTTATTAACATTTCAAGGTCGTTTATTGTTCCGTTGTTAACAAAAATTTGATCTACTTTGTAACCATCTAATTCAGACTCTGATACATGATCATTTATAGCTGCTGTACCCATACGTTTAATTCTCCAGATTTGTCCGCCAAATTCTTGAATCCATTCAGCTTCGTTTTTAAACCTAACATCAGATACAACAACTTTGTCTTGCGGGGCAACATCAGATAACGCCTGATAAATCCAAAAAGTATCGCCAAATAATTTTCTTGCTTCTACTCCGACATCTTGTAAAAGCCGTCTAACTTCTGGGTAATCAACTTTAATTTTGTCCCAACCGTACGCGTCTACTAAATCCTGTAAACGATAATTAATAACACTTTCACCGTGACCTTTTGCTATTAAAGGGTCTGTGCCGTAAAGAAGGTCGCGTATAGGATCAGCAAACGCAACACGTCGGTAACCAAACTTTTCAACAAGAACATTAGCAACAGTGTCTTTTCCTGATTGTGCATAACCTGAAAGCCCAATAATCATGAAAGTGCCCTTTCTCCATGCAGCGCGTGTTTTGCGTTTTCAATTCCGTAGACTATCTCAGCCTTACTCATAGCGCCAACATCCTTAACACTAGACCGTTCAACCCAGTCAATCCCAGAGTAGTTAAAGAACCAGCACTCAAACCACATGTCTATAGATTTTTTAAGAAAGTCTTGGGAAGCTTGGTGACCCGCTTCGTCATTGTCCATTGCCACTACAACCCGATCGGCGCCCTTAATTACATTTAACTGGTCTTTAGACACCGCTGTGCCGTACGTAGATACCCCCCCTAAAACCCCCACAGAGGCCATACGAACCACGTCTAATGGCGATTCAACTACTACCATTACCCCGCCCGCGTACTGCTGGTAGCCAAACAATGAGTGGCTCTTTTGTATTCCAGTTGGGTAATTTCTAAAGTATCTACCCTTAGAACCTTTTTCTTGCCACCCAAGTAACTTTCCATGAACATCTCTAATAGGAATAATCCAGCACTCTTTGCGGGCGTCATACAAAATTCCGTACAACTTAGCGGCTTCTAATGTTATTCCTCGGCTTTGTAACAAATCAATTGGAGGGTCTACATAAGCAGCAAGGTTAGCCTCTGTAATAGTAATTGAAGTTTCAACTACTTTTGGTTTTGGATTAAGCGCTCGCTCTAATCTCATTGAAAGATCGCTAGTAGTTGTCTTAACCCACTCGTCAGCCTGCTCCATAGGTATGCCATTAACGTATGAAACAAGGTACTGCAATCCTCCACGAAACCCACATGAGAAACAGTTATGCGCTCCAGTATCGGCATTTATAGACCACGATGGGTTATGGTCTTGTTTTCCAGTTCGGTCAAAATGACCTGGGCATAATCCTTTTACCTCTGAACCGCGAACACCGTAAGTTTCAATACCAAGACCTTTAAGAAAGTCTTCCATCTCTTCTACGGTCATGCGTCTTCACCTGACATCTCGCGGAAGGTACCTTCGTCCCAAGCCCACGTTAAGAATGTAGAACCTGGTCCAGAGTTACGGCTTGCAAGAACGCTAAGAATACGAGTCTGATCATCGCTTTCTTCTGGCTTCTCAAGACCAAACAAAACGTCAGCATCTTGGAAGAAAGAAGACGAGTAACCAATTGAATTAGCGGTTAACTTACCCTTGCTCTTTTTCCAATCTAAAGACTGGGTTGTAATAACAATAGGAATTTTAAAGTTTTGGGCTAAACGCTTAAACCCACGAGTCAAGTTGGTAAGGGCTTGAGGAGTGTTTTGTTCACCAGTCTGCTCGTCGGTCATCAAGTACATACCGTCAATAAATAAAATGCTTGGTCGATGCAGTTGAAGTTTTGCAGTAACGCCGGACAAAGTAGAGCCCGAAGAAGAGTCTACAAGCCAAAACTTTTCTCTATCGTCACGCATTCTTTGAGTAACCAAACGCTGGTAACGCATCTCTTCGTCTGGTGTCAAGGTTCCAGTTATTAAACGTTGATGGGAAATACGAGCACGCATTGAGTCGTAGCGGTCTTCTTGCTCTCTGTTACTCATTTCAAATGAATAAAACATAGGCATTACTTCGGACTCAACGTGAATGTTAATTGCAACCTGCATGGCAACTGTTGATTTACCAGTCTTTGGAGTTGCTGTAATAACAATCAGCTGTTCATCTTGCAAACCATTTGTTACTTTATCTATAGTTGGAAAACCAGTTGGGTAACCAAGCAAACCATTAGGAATTAACTTGCGCCCTTGGTACCGTTCCCAACGTTTGTCTAACTGTTTACCTTCTGTAATATCAACATCGTTAGTCTCACTAAATCCGTGCTCGTCCATTTTAAGAACACCGGCTTGCATAACTTGAAGCGCAGCATCATGGTCTTGTTCGCGGTCAAGTTTTTCAATAGCATCCCTAAGAATGTTTGCTGTATATACCTTGCGTCTAGCGCTTGATAAAGCGTCTAGTAAATAATCAATAGAATCGTTTACTGGAAAGAGTTCGTAAGACGGATAGTTTTCTTTAACAATATCTAGGCTAGGACATTCGCCATAACGAGAATAGTGCTCTCTTACGTATACCCAAATCTTTTTGTCAGCTTCATCTGAAAACCAAGACGGCGTGACGTTGCGATCAAATAACGGGGTCAGGTTACGGTCGGCTATAGCCTTACTTAATAAACGTTTCTCGTTGTTCATAGCCGTGTTAAGTCCATTCCCCAGTGTCCGTAGCGCATCAATCTATCAGGCCGATCTATAACTCCCAAAATCTCAGGTCGGTAGGGAAGTTGTTTAACTAAGAATTCTACGGATTCGTAAGCAACGCAATGCCTAAACGGATTGGTTCCGTACTTATCTAATGTGTCTAAAACTTTTTGCAGTTCTTCTTGGTCAAGGTTAAACGAAGCAAGTTCTATTACATAAGGTGTCTGAACTGCCCATAAAAACAATTGGCTAAGAACTTCTTTTTTAAACGAAACTTTTTTACGGCTTTGTTTAAAGATTTTGTATTTTTTAGGCAAAACCTCTGTCTCTAAAAGTACAAATACATCAGTAGTAACAATGATCCTTTGCGGTATATCGTTACTAATATCCCCGTACTGCACTTTAGAAAACTTCTATCTTGCCAAAATTAAGAACGAAGTCCCTGTAGGCACTTGGGGAACGTTTTGCCATGTCGGCATCTTCTTCCGTAGCACGTTTAGATATCTCTAGTGGGTAGGTGCCGCCGTTTGATTCAATACGAGCGTTAACAAAACGTGTGTGCTTACAAGTAGTTCTTCCTTTAAAACCAGAGCAAGTGCATAACAAATCACCGTTTTGTTTAGCGCTTACTTCAAAAATGCTTGGACCCGGTGATTGGGTTGGGCTTAAGAACACTTGAAGCAGTTTAGTTTGATCCACTGATGATCTCATCTCCTTAAGTCTCCCTTGTTAGATTGTAAATCAATATTAACAAATGCTTCGTGCGCAAAGCTGGCTGTTGCGTCTCCGTAATAATCTTTCCATTTTCCTAAGGGTATGTTGGAAGTAACTATAGTAGGAAGTCCTTGGTTAAACCTACTGCGTAGAACATGGTGAAGCATATTTTTGTTCCAACCACTTGCGCTGCCGTGTTCTCGCCCCACATCATCAATGACTAAAACCTTTATATTTCTGTTCTCGTCTTGGCACTCACCCATTATCCCTGAATAAAGCGTAGCCCTGCTTTCATCGATCTCATCGCTCATTACGTCGCCTTTAAGGTCTAGTAATCCAGCGTAGGTTATGAAATAACATGGTCGAACATCATTAAGCGCAAAAATATCTAGGGAAGATGTACGCATCATGTTTTGAATCATTGTGGCAACTAAAGTTGTTTTTCCATTACCAGGCTCTCCGTACAAAGCAACACCGCGACCGCAAGACCGTTGTCCTATTGCATTAATAATCTTTCCCTCTTGAACCATGGTTTCCCAGTCCGTAAGAGTATTTAAAAACTTTGCGTCAACTGCTTTGCAGTCAGAGTATTCCCATCCTTGTAATTTTTTAGGAATACCCGCAGCTTTAATCCAACTACTGCGTCGTAGTTTTATATCTTTAAGTTCAAACATCTTCTCCCCTTAAGAATCTTTGAGCCTTGTCCCAAGCCTCTTCTGCAATAAGAACGTCCTCATCGGTTTTGATGGATAGTACAGCCTGCCCAACCAAGCCCGGTAATCTACTAACGAAGAGTCGCCACAATACCTCGGCATCTTTATATTCGCTAATTGATATCTGTTTAAAAAATATATCCATAGCGCCAACCTCAACTTCACCGTTAGTGTCAAGCCTAGTTCTGGCTGCGCCTAACGCTGCGGAAAATTTACTGTGAGTAACTTTCCAAGGTTCAATTCCCCACTGCTGATCAATGCGCTCAGCAAACTCGTAACAGACGTCGTAAACGGTCCAGTCAGACTTTGGGAGAACTGATCGTCTCTCAGAACGTTTTACCGAAAGACCCTGTTTGCTTTTTTTAAATTCCGCTTTTCTTTTTTCTTTTGAGTAATCTTCGCCGTCGGAAGTCGAAGAAAAGATACCGTCCCAACCACTCATATTAATCACCTCAAACTCTTCGGTCTCTAATAGTACCTCCGACTTCGTCGGAGTCTGTTTTTTACTTATAACAGTAGAAATAGTATTTCTGCTTATATGCTCATTACTGTAATCAGAAGTCACGTTATGTGACTCCACAACTTGAGACGGCACAATACCAAAAAAAGAACGATTAGCCTTCTCAGTAAGAACGGAAACAGTCATAATTTTGTTTCCAACTCTTTGTTGATTTGTACGAATGTACGAATTGTCTCGCAACTCTTTTAGTCCGCTTAACGCAGCCCTGCGACCAACTTTAAAATGATCCATCATGGTTTGAGCAGAGATGTTTAAGGAATGTTGATGGATAGCTAAAAGAAACCCGTAGGCTTTTGGTGAAAGGTCTTTCACACCACGCCAGCCTCTTTGAGCGCTTCCATAACCTTCTTGGTTATTAGCTCAGCAAGGTCAACTTTTACCTTAATCTCAGGTTTTGAGATTTCGGCTGTAACGACCTCCTGGGGCTCTACGGCTCTTTCTATATGTGAGAGTTCAACCAAGCCCATACAAAGGTCGTAGGAAGGCACTGAAGCCTCTTGAAGGGCCGAAAACAAGGTCTTGCCAAACCAGTCTTCTTCATCCCAAAGAATAAACCCTTTTGCGTCTTCACCAGAGACCATCTCAATAACTACAGAGATTGGGTTTGGGGCTGAGTGAAGGCTTGCACTTCCAAGGCTCATGATTACAGAGTTTTCTGGAGCAATCGCTGTAGTGGGGATCCCTAAATCATTAGAAACTTGATGCGCCCACACTTGACCTTGGCTAGGTCTATCCTGAAACGGTAGTAGTAAAACTACATCAGTTTTTCCGTTACCTCGGTAGTAGTCTTCTAAAAGAGCTTCTACGTTTACTCTTGTTGTTTCACCGTTACCGGCAATTACTAAAAATTTTGTTCCCATTCTGTCCCCTCGAGTTTAGAGGGCAGATACTACACAGATCTAAAGACTCGTCAAAACCTAGGCTTCTGGCTGGGCTAAATACACGGAAAATGGAGTTCCAGCAACAAGATAGTTAGGTAGCTGGTTTATTAAACGCAGTTGAGTTGCTACACGGTTTTTGTAGTAATGAGAGCGGGCATTATAAGTATCCCCATCTTCCCAAATTAAATCGTTTGAAGATGTAAACCCAGTGCTTCCATCAAAATAAGGTTTGGCAACTGTAGATCTTTCAAACATTCCAGAATCAACACGTAACGTTTGAGTACTTAAAGCGTTATCCCAAATAAAATATGGTTTTGCATATGCCGCAGTATCTGGGGATAAAGATGAGTATTCGTTTCTAATAAAGTTTAGGTTTAGATCTTGAACCCAACAAGTAGTTGGGCTATTTTGAACAAAATCTGATCCTGAAGAAACAACTTGAAAGTAAGAGCTAGAAGAGTTTAAAATTTGATACGTTCCGCTTAAACCGCTTTCAGCAAATCCAGCTAATCTCACATCATCTCCGTTAGAAAAATTTATACTTTCTACTGTGTAAACAGTCAAAACATTTCCAACTCTTGAGTATTTTTCTACAGCATAAAACTCTGTCAAGTCTTCTGGTGTACCAAAGTCTTGGTCAATTTCAACCTTGTTTGCGTCGTACCATGTAATACCCCAGTTTCCTTGAATATCATCTTCACGATTTCCAATAAAACCAGTTCTAAAATACGCGCTAGCCGTGTACCAGTACCCACCAAGAATTGGAATATAATCGTCGTAAGTTAAACGTACTTCCGCTGAAGTGCTTGGTGTAATTAATAAACATGCATCACTGCCACGGTCTTCGTCAACAATTGTTAGATCCCTAGCAATAGATGAATTAGTAGAAACCCAAGGTAAAACCTGTAATTCAAAACTAGGGTTTTTAAACTCGTTTACTCTAGTTGCTTTAAGCGTAATTTTTAATTCACGTGCCTCTTCAAACGCAGAAGCCCCTTCAGGGTTTACCTCAAATTGAGCGGCGTCAAAATAATGAATTTCAGAACTTGAGGCCCCATCAATTCGAACATACGGAACGGCAAAGTAAGCGTTAACTGGAGCAACGCTTGTTGTTTCTACCCGTTTCCAAGCAGCAGTATTAGTAATGTATTTTTCACCTGCTCTAGAAATTTCTAGTCCAGTTCTATCAAACCACCTAACGTCAACTGTTACTTTTCTAGCCGTTGACGCCTTGCGCGTATAAATTGAAAACGTGTAAGGAAAACCTTCTTTGACCGGAATACCTCTTGTTTTTGGAGCAGAAAGCCCGCAAGCAAATTCCATATCTCCAGAAGAACTACAAAGAGCTTTTAAACTACCAGTTTGTTTATTAGGAAATAGTGAAGGCCTAGTTGTTTCTTCGTAAGGGGTAACAGTTGCCGCGTTTGCCACAGATAAAGTTGTTTTTGCAATACTGGCCCATCTCCCTACAGATTCTTCAAAAGAAGAGTCGTTGTAATCAAGCATAAGGTTTTTGCCAGTAACGGTGTCCTCATCATAACCAGTAAATGCTTTTACAAAATCTCTAATACCTTGAAGGCTTCCCTTTTTTTCATTTATGTAGACAGCATTTCTAAGTAAAATTCTTGACTGTTGCAAGCCTAATTCTGGTTCGTAAGAAATTCCAAATTGTTGCATCATAACTGGAATAATTGGAGCATAAGCAATAGCGGTATCGTATGTTTTTAAAACTAAATCGGCACTCGTTTTAAATGAGTCGTATGAAACAGCAAAAATTCTTAAAAAAGCTTCTAAGTCTGGGTTTGACCCATTGTCGGTTACAGATTTTAAATTAGTAGTTTTGTACACTGCTGGGATGTTTTCATACATAGCGTCAAAAGACCCAAAATCTTTTACTGAAAGGCCTAAAGCTTCTCCAGCTTTAATCCAAACGTTTTCTTGAACTCCCAAAACAAATATGCTGTAGTGGTACCCAATACCGGGCCTTAACCCAATATTATTAGGAAATTCACCCGTGTCCGTGTAAGAACCAATTGAAAAGTTTTTTGCTTCTTCAAGAACTACAGTTCCATCGTCTACCGTTAAAGGAAACCCGTACGTGTTACGTACAAGTCTTATAGTTGACCAATCACCAGAAGGTGGAACCCAAGAAACTTTAATTTGTTGGTACCCAGTAGAAGATGCAGTAACAGGTGTTGCGTCAAAATCAACAACCGATGCAGCGCCGGATCCATATTTACCAATGCCGTAGTAATCTAAACCATACTTGGCCATTAGTTAAACTCCAAATATAGAAAGAATATTTAAAAGGTCTAGTTCTGGAGTAGATATCGAAGTAACGGTTAAAGTTCCACTAGGGCTAACAGAAGCAACGTTTGTATTTGCGCTGTTTTTCCATTCTTGTAGGTTTGCGCTTTGAGAAGCCGCCCCCTTAACAGTAATTCCTACGTTGGATGCCGTTACGTTAGTAACAATTTCTCCACCGGCTTTTTTAATGTACTGAGTATGAGAATCCCCAACAACACCATTTTCAATGTTTGCGAGTCTTTGAGCAAGCGTTGAGTATTGGGTAGAAGTTGCTGTAAAACCAGAAGACGGATTTGGGGTTGTAGAAAGCGCAGGGTTAATGCCCAAAGAACTTTCAATTGCAATAACTTCTTCTTGCAAAGAGTTTGGGTCAGAAGCGTCAATAATGTCAAGGACGTTTGTTTTAGTACTAAAGGATCGTATTGCTGATGGATAACTGGCTGCCATGATTTCTCCTAGTCTTCAATTCCGCCAGAGACAGTTACTGTAATTGTCCCCGCTTTTGGAATTTCGTATGTTTCACACTCTGCGTCTACTACAACTGCTTGATTTGCGGCGTCATTGCGTACAAGCTTTGTTACCGTTGAATATGAAACACCCGCCGCCGCGGCAAGAGATTGAACCACGTAGTGCAACGATATTCTGTCGGCAAATTGAACATTGTCAAACGCTAAAATTGTTTGAAGCGCCGTCTCTGCATTCTTTTTTACAGTTGATTGTTTAAATTGAGGTAGCGCATAGACGTTTACAGTTATGTTAACTGGAAC